GTTCCCGACTTGATGGACAAGATAGCTGAGCAACGGCGGAGTGTCGCGCGAGGAAATGGTGCGAGATTCGAACTTGATCGGCGCCCGACCGACTGATGGGGTGCTAGGTGCTGACACGAAGAACGCCGATCAGGAGTAGCGCCCCGTTGCGGCAGAAGACTCCGATGTTGAGGACATGCGGACTGCAGCCGGGAACGTCCCAGCTTGCTCGCACCCCGCTGAAGCGCCGCGCGCCAAAGCGGCGGCCGATGTCGCAGCGACGTTACGCGCTGGCCTGTAGGGGCGAGCCTTGCTACCTGCAGATCCCCGGTGCGCCGTCGCACGATCGCCGAACCGTGGTGCCTTGCCACTCTAATCAGCAGGCTCATGGCAAGGGCATGCCCGACGTGCTCCGGCGCGTGCGCGAGATGGCGAAATCGAAAGACCAGCGCATTGCGGATACGGCGCCAAAGGCAATGCGCCAGCGGATGCGTGAAGACGTGGCTCGAGTGCGCGCGGATCTCTAACTCCACCCCTGTAAGTCTTGGCTGTCGCAAGCGGATAGCCAAGACTTCGATTCCATCGAGGGAGGCGGCAAGCCTCCAAACTTTGGACAGGGGCGGAACGCTATGGCGGACAGAACCGAACTTACGATTGAAGTGGTTGGCACCTCGCTGGCCAACAAGACGACGGTTGCTGGCGCGCTAACTGGCGCCGTCGGCTGGCTTGCACAGATCAACTGGGTGGGCTTGATTGGCGTGCTCGTCGCAGTGCTTGGCCTGGCGGCGAACATCTATTTTCAGATTCGGCGCGATCGGCGCGAGGCTGCTGAGAGCGCAGCACGCATCGAGGCGATCAAGGGGCAATGCGATGTCCAACAGCAACCGTAAGCGGGTGGCAGTTGCCGTGCTGTCTGTGAGCCTCGCCGGAATCGGTGCGTGGATGAAATCGGAAGGTTTCGCGCCCGCTCCCATGATCCCGACCAAGGGGGACAGGCCGACCATAGGATACGGGTCCACGCGCTACGAAGATGGTCAGCCGGTAAAGCTGACCGATCCACCGATCACGCGACAGCGTGCCGAGCAGCTGGCGCGCAATTTGATGTCGAAGGACGAACAGCGGTTTCGGTCCTCGATCGATGGTGTGGAACTGTTTCCAGAAGAGTATGACCTCTACCTGAATTTCGTCGGGCAGTTCGGTATCGGAAATTGGAGAAAGCCGAAGTCACCACGCACGTGGCTGCTCAAGGGAGACTACCGTGGCGCGTGCGAAGCGCTCCCGGATTGGCGGTTCCAGGCAAAGCGTGATTGCGCGCTGCCAAAGAACTGGGGGCCGCAAGGGTGCAAAGGCGTTTGGGTGCGGCAGAAGGAAAGGCACGCCAAATGCCTCGCCGCACAAGGGGAGGGCGTATGAAGGCCTGGCTCTCCAATGCCTGGAACGTAGTGCTGCTGTTGTCGCTCATCTCGCTCGCGGGCGGCACGCTGACATACCGACATCTCTACCGCGACGCAGAGCAGGCGCTGTCATCGCTACAGGGCGAGGTGAAGCAGCAGAACGAAACGGCCCGGGGAAAACTGGCTGTGTTGACCGCGGAGCGCGATGCAAAGCAGGCCGAGCTCGAAAAAGCCGCAGCCGAACAGGAGAAGAGAGATGCTGATACGAAGGCTGAAATTGCTCGCCTTGGTGATGAGTTGCGCAATCGCCCTGTGCGCGTGCGAATCATTGCCGCAGGTGGGGGCGGTCGTGGAGGCGCCTCAGGTGGAGCCGCCCCCGCCGCCGGCGATAGTGCTGCAGACGCCGGCACGTCCGACGGGCTACTGGCGCCAGAGAATTCTCGACGGCTTACAGAAGCAATAGTGGACATTGAATTACTGAGTGCCGCGTATGCCTCTTGCCGTTCACGACTCCTCGGCAATTGAACTTCGTCTATTGGCACCACGCGATGGAACAAGCAATAAAGTTAATAAAAAGGCACCCAAGAAGACCGGAACCCAAATCCTCTCTGGTGTTGAGTGCCGGCTCGGGGTGGGAGGTGTTGGGTTGCTGATGACGCACTTTTCAATTTGGGCGCTGTGGGCGCTACGCCTCAATTCTGCAGGTTTGGCGGCTTTGCGAAGGAGGCGTTAAGCTATACTTCGTCGCTTAACATCCACCCAGAGCGTATTGTGCGAGCGCAAATTCGAAACCAGGTCCCCAGCATCGGTGAGGTGCAAAAAGTGGCCTTTGAGCTACTTCAGTTTGACAGGACCAATCCTCGCTTGATGACTGGTGATGAATGGGCTGTGTCTGATGACGTTGCGATCATTAGCGCCTATCGGGAAATCGCGGCCTTGGATGAGCTTGTTCTGTCGATAGCTACGAACAAGTATCTGAACCTTGAACCCTTGATCATCCACGGCGACGACGGTGGCCCCTACACTGTGCTTGAGGGGAACAGACGTCTTGCGGCGATGAAACTCCTTAGTGATGCCAAACTGGCAAAGGACTGCAAGGTTTCCCTCCCAACGGTGTCCCAACAGGTACTGGACTCATTTGCTGAGGTTTTGGTATATCGAGTTGCCAATCCCGAAGATGCTCATTCCTTCATTGGTTTTAAGCATATAAATGGACCTCAACGCTGGGATGCCTATGCAAAAGCGCGATTTGTCGCGGACTGGTATCGCAGGGAGCAACACACAGGGCTCACAATCGACCAGATCGCGCGGCAGACTGGGGATACCAACGATACGGTTCGTTCATATATTGGTGCAATTTTGGTTGCTGACCAAGCTGAGCGGCAGGGGCTATTTGAGATCAAAGATCGATTCAACAAGGGGCGGTTTGCGTTTTCCCACCTATATACTGCGCTTGACCGACCCGAGTACCGGAACTTCTTAGGTCTTGATCTCGGCTGGAATAACAATCCGAGTGATGCCCCTATTCCGCAAGAGAAGTCTGAGGAGTTGCGGGAGGTTTTGACCTATGTCTATGGCTCCAAACGGGACAAAATCAAGCCTCAAGTCCTTAGTCAAAACCCTCATTTGGCTCAACTAGGTCGTTGCTTAGGGAATGAGCGGGCACTTTTACGACTTCGAGCTGGGGAGCCGCTATCTACCGCATTCGCGGAGATAGAAGGCGGATCCATGTTTAATCATGCGCTGGGCGAGCTCATGGCCAAGGCAGAAAGGGTGCTTTCATTGGCTACAAAATATGATGGTAATCCCGAGCTGATGTCGTTCGTCGAAGAGGTAAAGCTCAAGGTGGAAACGGTTCAGGCAATGATGTCTGTGAAGGCACAAAGTGTGTCTATGAAAAAAACCCGTGAGAATAACTAAAAATGGCTCTGGCGACGCCTCCCTTGCGGGAAGATTTGCATGTGGTCTGTGATTGGTTGGAATTGGCGGTTTTGGTTGATGAATACTACACATATTCATTCGAGAATTTGGCGCGTGCGTGGGATGTCTCAAGAAACCGCGAAGACCGAGATCCGGAAGATGGCGATGATACCGATGAGAGGTTTATCGAGTCGGTAAAATCCGAAATATTGCAGCGCATCGAGGTTCTCGGCGATGCATATCCTTTTTCTCTTTCCGAAAGTGGCGAAAGCCTGGAGTTTGAAGGGGGCGCATGCTCAGTCGGAGGTTATGTATATCTCCTATGCTTGCTTCTGTCGCATCCGAAGGCTGGCCCCATTTTTTCCGGTAACTATCTGCCACCGATAAACAATGCGGTACGGGATTTTTTCCAGGCGAGTGCTACTTTGGCAGCCGCCGGATACTTTGCCGGGAACTCGTATTCTTTCGGGTTTCCTCGGCCGGATCATACCGGTTTCCTGGAAAAATTGCGGATCGTTTATACCCATTTCGGCGAGAACGTAGAGGTGGTAGCTGCGGTTCCTGCTGGTGCGTCAGCGCACCAGAAAGACGCTCAGATCGATGTCATCGCTTGGGCTCAGCCAAATGATGGCGCTGCAGGTAAGCAGTATCTATTGGGGCAAGTGGCGAGCGGCGCCGATTGGACAGCTAAAACTATTAAGGGCGGACCTATCGATTCGTTTCACCATGTGTGGTTTACGAGGTCTCCCGCCAGCATGGCGTCGCCGGCGTTGTTCGTGCCGATATGCTACGGAGATTTGTGCGACGGTTCCAATAATGATCGGGTTGGCATTCAGTGCTATGAGTTTGGCACAATCTTTTATCGATTTCGTGTGCCGGTTTATGCTCAAAAGGGGTTCGAACTTGCTGCGGCAGCAAACGATGGTTTAATTGTTGAGCGTGCGAATGATATTGAGGGTATCCGCGTGTGGATATCCGATCAAATAACGAAAATACGGGAAGCTTCAGTTGCTGCGTGAGCGTTTAATTAGTCCTCTTCGGTACCCGGGTAGTAAAGCCGGATTGACAGGGTATGTGGAGAAATTCCTCCGCGACCACGGTTTGCGTGGAGCGCAAATGGTTGAGCCATTTGCGGGAAGTGCTGCATTATCGCTCAATCTTTTGGCTAGGGATGTTGTTAGCTCTGTCATGCTGTTTGAGCGCGATCCGCTAGTGTTCAGTTTTTGGCATTCTGTTTTTTTCGAGACAGAACGTCTCATTGAGCTAGTAAAAAAATTTCCCCCGACGCTTGAAACTCGCAGAGAGTTTGAGTGGCTTAGGGATATGGACAGTGTCCACGCGGATATTGCTCTAATGGGCTATGCAGGGCTGCTGTTTAATCGAACGAGTTTCTCGGGTGTTTTGCATGCGGGCCCAATTGGCGGTACATCGCAGGCGTCGGCATATAAGGTGGACTGCCGATATAATGCTGCAGATCTTGCGCGTCGAATCGGCGAAATTGCGGAATACAGGGACCGAATAGAGGTCTATTTTGGGGATGCGCAGGCTGCCCTAGTGGATGCGTGCGGAGTTAATAATGAAGCGCGATTTTTTTATGTTGATCCTCCCTACTATGTGCAGGGTCCGAAGCTCTATCGCTATAGTTACGGTTTTGCCGAACATCATAGTTTGGCCAGTGTATTGGCTCAGGCCAACTATAAATGGTTTCTGAGCTACGACGATCATCCCGTCATACGGCACTTCTATAGAGACTACTTTATTTACGAGCCGGTGCTCCGATATAGTTCAAAGGTTCCTAAGTCGGAAGCGGAGGTTTTTATTACTAACGTTTCGCCGGACGGTGCACTTTTAAAGGTGGAGGGCGCTGAGCAAGCGTCGATGGGCGTAGGTATCGGCGAGGCAGGTATGCTGGCTTAAGTGCGCTCCAGTGGGGGAGTTTAGTTCCATTGGTGAACCCGACGAATTACCTCACAAACGGCCGCTTTCTCAAGGGGCTGTTTTGTCCTGAGGGATCACAACGCCGCGCTTTTCGTCGAGCGGCTTGTGGAATCGCTCCATCAGCGGAGAACAGCGCACATGGAAGATCCACTTGAGGCGGCGCAGGAAGCTGCAAAGGGTGTTAAGGCGGTTGATGCTGGCCGGGAACTTCGGCCCTTAGTAGGCCAACGCATCGAGGAGCGCCGGGCTCTGATATTGCACGAGCCCGACTACATTCCGAATGAGGTCGTGGGTCGCACCATCATGAAAGGCGCGACACCGGTGACGGCATGGCGCGAACACCTCGGTCTCACCCAGGCGGAGGTGGCTGCAAAGCTCGGCATC